TAATCTCTGTATCAGCATCTAAGATCTTTTGAGCTACAGCAACAATTACTGCTCGTTTCATTAACTGATCGTCAGTAGATGTTCTTGCTCTTTTTTTGAATCCTTGAAATAAGTCTTGAACGTGTTTCTCGTCTAATCCCCAATCATTAATATCATCAAAGGATGACCCAGCTAATGCTAGGTCAATGTCCCCTGAGTAATCTTTTTTTCCTACAGATCCTAGTGTCTTCATCTCTCTGAAGAATGGTTCTGCTTTAGGAAATATGTTCTTAAACTGTCTTAGGAATTCCTTAAGAGTTGGTTTAATGTGTTCTTTTTTTATTGGTGCTGTACTATCGAATACGTTTCCTCCCATGTTACTTATTTAATGTGCCTAAAGATACGTAAATTATATCTAGTATGCAACTATTATATTAAATAAATAGTGTTAAAGTTTGATACTAGTTGGATAACTAGTAAACTTTGGTTCAGTAGTTGGGTTTTCAATTTGGTACAGTTTGTAGATTAACTGGAATAGCTCGAAGTTCTCCTCTATGTTGTCTATTACTTTTAACTCCCATCCTTTTCCTTGTACTTTCTTACCACTCTTATCTTCTCCTCTTGTAGCTGCTTTCAACCAAAGGATAGCTGTTCTGTCTATTTTAATTCCTTTTGCTTCTTCAATAGACTTAGCATATGCTGCTAATTGTAAGTCATAGGACTTGTGCAAGTGGTTTGATGTTTTAAAGTCAATTAACCAATTCTCATTATTCATCCTAACAACTAAGTCAGCTGTTCCTGCATACTTGTGTGTGTCTGAATATGTAAACTCTTCTGTGAAGATTAATTCAGGTTTAGCTATATCCCAGAATTGTTTAAACTTGATAATCATACCCCACACAAGTTCGTTGTATCTTGCATTACCGTACTCATCCATCCAACTCACTTCCTTACCTTCTAATAAGTCCTCGATTGCATTGTGAGTTTGAGTACCTTCGTCTCCAGCTCTTCTCATGATTATGTCTGAGTTGTGACCTACGTCTTTCAACCATGATTCAAAGAACTTATTCTTTGGCATATACTGAAGTACTGTAGTTACTGAAGGATAGTATACTCCTTCTGATCTCTGATACACTCTTCGATCTAGAAAATTGATTTGTTTAAGTTCTGGTTGAAAATCTAACCTCTTCTTAGCATGCTCTGATAGGATGTTGTTTCCTTTTTGTATCATATTATGATAGTTTATACCGTATGAGTTTACCTAGGTTCATCTCTTCGGCTTGTTGTACGTATCGAGTGAAATTCTCAAATCCCATCTCGCTCGGGTCTTTGTCTTGCATATCAACTAGATATACTTTTTTACCCATGTTTAAAAATTGTTCTGTATATTGGAGTGCCTTTTTAAAGGCATCTTTATCTAATGCAATGTAGATATCCTCTGCTCTGCTGGATACTATCTTTTTTAGTAGGCTGTTTGAGATTGACTTACCTAGAATTGGAACTGCATTTCTCTTCACTGCAATAGCATCAAATACACCCTCTACTAGTATGATTGGCATATTCCAGTTAATTAGGTTCTCGAATCCTATAATATCCTTTGATGCTTCAGGGTTTCTGTACTTATGGTAGGCATCCTCGAAAGTCCTTGCTACAAAAAAGTTAAGTTGGTTGTTCTCGTTATAAGATGGTACTATAATACGTCCTGCATATTCTCCTGATGTGCAGTATCCTATATTGTACTTTAAGAAATCGTGATCAGTAAACCCTCTTTTGTATAGGTAATTCTTAACCTTATTAGCTATAACACTAGTTGCTGATGATTCGTATACTGATTGGAACTCTTTTGGTAATTCAACTGCTTTGACAGGAGCATAAAATCTCTCCTCTCCTTTACCTATATACTTAAGTATTTCGTGAGCTTGTGCAGAAGGAACCTGTAGTTGTTTAAGTAGGGACTTAATAGTTCTTCCTTTGAATCCACATACCCAACACTCAAAAGGATTTTCTCCTTTTTCATTGGTATGAAAATTGATCTCTAGTTTTGGTTTATGGTGGTTACATTTAGGACAAGTAAATGCGTAGTTCTCCCTAGCTCTTTTGTGGGATTTGCCTAACACATTCTCGATAAAACCTAATAGTATTTGACTACTCATCTATTTACGTAACTAGTTAATAACCTAATATACAAAAAAAGACTTGAATAAACAAGCCTTTCTGTATTTTTTTTATACGTCTGTCATTTTTAGGTTACCCTGACTATCTAACATGAAGTTATCTGGTCTAAGATCTAGCTCCTCAGGATCTATTCCTATTTCGCTTGCTTCTTTGTTTAATTTAGCTACAAACTCATCCGATACTTCACCTGTAAATGGTTTCATATTAGGCATTGTAATTGTTGCTAGTTTTGGATTAACAACCTCTACATCTATAATTGGTACGAAGTATTGAGTGCTTTTTCCTTTTAGGATTTGTGCATGTTCAATCTCCACTTCATCTGAGGTTACTTTCTTCACCTTATCCCCTACTTGGTATACTGATCCATAATCACCTGATCCTAGGAATTCACCTCCTTGATCGATTATATCGTTTACCCTTTCTTGGTATTCCTGTGAAGGAGTAATCACTTCTTTTAGCAAAGATAGTAGTAGTCCCATATTACTTTTGTCCTCTCATCATACCTCTTACTGCTTTTTCAGAAGGTGGTTGTGATGTGTCTGATTTGAATACCTTTGCGTCTGTTTTGAAAGAATCAGGTGCTTGCATTTCATACTCTGCATCAGCTAGGTCGGCTGCTTTTGCTTGCCAGTTTTGTACTGAGTTTGAGTATGTAGATCTGTTACCACTTCCTTCTACTCCTGATATCTTGAAAATACTTTTTGGATCTAATTCAGAAAGGTATCTAAGTAATTCTCCTTTGCTAAATACTTTACCTTCTGTAGCTTCGTAAACTGGTTTTTCTCCATTTAGTATTTTAGCTACATTGTCTGGGTTGGCTTTATCCAATACTGCGTTACCTTTCTCTACTTGAGTTGGTTCTCCTTTAGCGATTGCAGTTAGTATCTTCATAAAGTCTGCAGAAGTACCTCCTTGAGTTTTACCTGTATACTTTGAGTACCCTTGAAGTGCCTCTCTAATTATCTCTCTTAGTTCTGATCTTTTCATCTTAATATTCTTGTATCTGTACGTTTAATGTTCCTGTACCTTTGATTAACCTATGGTAGGTATCTTTGGGTATAAATAGCGTGTCTTTTAGAGTAAATGGTAGTTGGTCCTCAAATTGGAACATCCAATCGGTCGAATCCATTATAGTTACCTCTCTATCGTTCCTATCTCTATGCCACACTAATTCCTCCTCCGATATATCTTGTGTGAACTTCCTGTAAAGGTGTTCCTGGGTCTGTAACTCTTTGTATGGTCTCATTCTACCAATATCCGCTAAAATTCTTAGATCCTCCTAACGACTTCCAATATCTTCCTATATTACATCCCCAATAGTTTGGTGATAGTTTGTTTCTTTCAGTTGCACACTTGTGTCTAGCTGCAAATGCATGTCTAGCTTTTGGATCATCAATCTTAACTGATAGGCCTGTAGTATCTCCAAAGTACACCTTCTTTACTTTACCTGTCTTAGGGTTGTTTACGTATACGTAGAATTTCTTAGATCCTCCTCTTTTAGGTTTGTTTAGCTGTACTTGTTTTCCTTGATACTCAGCCTCTTGCATGCTCTTCCAAGCCTCAAGTGCTTTCATATCGTATACGTTGTGTTCGTTATCGTATCCGCAGTTATGACATAGGGCTGGATGAGTATCCTCAGGACGTACTTCCCAACTATGGTCACACTTTTCACATTCGATAGTATCTCCCACTTCTAGCATTGGTAAATCTAAAGGTACTCTTTGTCCTTCGTACTGACCATATAGTCCTAAATCTGTTTCCTCTAATAGCACCCTATCCTCTTCACATAGGTGTAAATTACCGTCTCTGTGCAGTAGTCTTGCTTCAGTGAATAATTGGATAAAGCTATCAGAAGAATACCTGTAGATATTCTCAGATAAAGGCAGGTTATGTCTTAGGTGGTAGTCTAATCCAGGTGTTGTTTCAACCAGTAGGTTAAGTAGTTTGATCATAAAAAATCCTTTTTAAAGAATCGACCTGATATGTTATCGTTAAAGTAGGTTGATCCTGGTTCAATAACTCCTTTCATATATAGGTACTTATCTTCGTAATAAGTAAGTTGTTTCTTAGAAGATACAAAGATAAGAATTTCTCTTGAGAATTCCGACTGTTTTTTATCTTTTATCATCTGTTTTATTTCCGGATGTGATCCGTAATAAGTCTTCCAGTCAGTCTCTTTTGTGACTGTCTTTTTCTTAGATGCTCTTTTATCAGTCAGAAGTGCTAGTTCTTTTTTACCTAGTGCTTTTCTCTGAATTGATATTAATTGTTTTCTTCCTAAGTACTTTCTACCTGTCGGTATATGAGTTACTTCGTAGATAAATCCGAAAGTATTTTCCGGCATATCTGTTAATTCTTTTACTTCTTGTTCTTGATATAACCACATATTTTTTTTGTTTTATAGTTTTATTCTGATACTATTTCAACACCTAGTAGTTCAATTACCATATTATTGATAATATCTGTATCTGTTTGTCCTTCCTCAAGTTGTAATCTGTTTGAGTAGAGTATTCTATACGGTACATCTGGACCATTAGGCATTGGAGTAGTTTGAGAGGTGTCTACTAGATTGTAGTAGACAACTCCCTCACTTACAATAATATTTAATTTGTTTGCTGTTCCTATGTTTAAAGGAAATTCTATTGGTTGTATTGTCATAATTTAATTATTCTAATATGGTGGACATTGTGATGTTGTTGTTCCCCAATATGTTAATGTACCTCCATATGCTAAGTTGTAAAGATCATAGTAGTACTGGTCACTTCCCCAATCATAATAAGAGTATATGTTTACAAATTGTCCTGTTACTTCTGTAAAGTTAGTACCATCTCCTTCATACCATTCACCATCACTTCCTATGTAGTAATTTGCACTACCTTGACATGGGTCATTGTAGAACAGATTCCCGTAGTAATCGTAAGTTACTGAAGGTTCTGGTGAGCAGCTTCCCTCAGCATTTGCAATTGACTGTTTATTAGCATCTAAGTAAGCTATTACTTGGTTATTAGCATCTGCTACACTAATTAATGATGAATATTCGTTTGCTGATATTACAATCTCTACAGTACTTCCTATGTATCCTGATGAGCAATCATTCTTAGTAGCAGTTGTAGATTGTTCAGTGTTGTAGTATACTGTTGGTGCTGTACAGGTTCCATTAGTATTAGCATATGTCTGCTTATTAGCATTTATGTAAGCTACTGCTTTACTATTTGCATCTGCAATACTCGTTACTGATGTGTACGTATTTGCTGCCACTGTAAGAGTTACTTCACTTCCTGTATATCCTTCTGAACAGTTGTCTCTAGTGGCTGTACCTGATTGCTGTGTGTTATAGTATACAGTACATGTCGGCATGAAACTACTATACGTACCATACACTGTTGTTGTACCGTATGCAACTTCTTGTCCTGATGCATTCTTCAATGATAGTCTAAGATCTGTTTGTGCAGATGAGTTTCCGAAGACTGCTTCTGCATACAAAGTACCACCTATTGTAACTACGTTAACTGATATAGTTCCTAGTGTAGTTCCTACCTTAGAAGCACTTATTGTATAGTTATCAGGTGGATTAGTTGTAGATATTGACCATCTCTTAGTAACACTACCATCTCCTCCACTAAGGGTGTTACATGCTAAGCTTCCTAGTGAAACAAGAACTGGTGGAGCTGTACAGGTTCCATTAGCATTTGCATATGCTTGCTTGTTGGCATCTATGTATGCTATTGCTTGGTTGTTAGCATCCTCAACACTAGTTAATGATGAATACGTATTTGCTGCTACTACTAGAGTTGCATCTCCTGCTGTATATCCAGATGGACAGTTGTTTCTAGTTGCTGTACCTGATTGTTGTGTGTTATAGTAGATAGGTGCTGTACAAGTTGCATTAGCATTTGCATATGCCTGTTTATTAGCATCTATGTAGGTCTGTGCTTTACTATTTGCATCTGCAATACTGATTACTGATGTATAGGTATTTGCTGCTACTGTAAGAGTTGCATCTCCAGCTGTGTATCCTACTGGGCAATCGTTTCTAGTTGCTGTACCTGATTGTTGTGTATTGTAGTACACATTACATGTTGGTATGGCGCTGTTATACGTACCGTATACTGTTGTTGTACCGTATGCAACTTCTTGTCCTGATGAGTTGTTTAATGATAGCTTAAAATCTGTTTGTGCAAAAGAGTTTCCAAAGACTGCCTCTACGTACTTAGTTCCACTAAGAGTTACTATAGATGCTGAGATTGTTCCTAGTGTAGTTCCCACTTTAGTTATAGTTACTGTATAGCCATCAGGTGGGTTAGTTGTTGAGATTGACCATCTTTTGGTGATACTACCATCTCCTCCACTAAGGGTGTTACATGTTAAGCTTCCTAGTGAAACAGTAACCGGTAATGTACAAGTTGCATTCGCATTTGCATATGCTTGCTTGTTGGCATCTATATAAGCCTGTGCTTGACTATTTGCGTCTGCTACACTAACTAGTGATGAGTAGGTTTCTGCCATCACTACTAGGGTTGCATCTCCTGGTGAGTATCCTTCTGGACAGTTATTTCTAGTGGCTGTACCTGATTGTTGTGTATTGTAGTATATAATAGCGCAACTTACTTTTTGCTGTATTGCGGCAACAGTATTTAACCTTAGTCCATAGGTTACCGGTCCATCTTCAGTTTCTCCTATTGCTAACCACCTCTCTACTCCTCCTGTGTGGTAGTACGGAAACCCGTAAGGATCTTGATAAATAACTGTATTGTACGATAGGCCAGTAAGGGTTGAGTCGCTAGCATATACCTTGTAGGCAGCTGGACCAAAGGCACAAGCTGTTATGTACCCTTCTGTTGTACCTTCGTTTACATCGTAGTTTACGTAGTATTCGTAAGGTGCTATTACTGTTTCGCTACATTCAAATAGTTCAAAATCTAAATATACTGTTGGGGATTCTGCATATCCTGCTGTGATAGTGTAGGTCTGTCCTGGTATAAATTCTGTTGTAAGCCTGTGTGGAGGGTATACCTGGTTAGGAGTATATACTCCGTCTCTTCGGGTTCTATACCATAATGTAGCTGTTGTAGTTTGTGTTCCAATATATGTAAAGCTAAAAGTCCACGTACCGTATCCTCCAAATCCTGAATAACTAGTAGTAATGCTAGATAGGTCAGATACAGTAGGGCAGTATCCTGTCCCTTTCGGTATCCAGTCTACTACTGGAACTAGTTGGTTACTTGCATACGGATTACTATATGTTGTACCTATATCTAAAGTATACTTTGCTAGTATCTCTGACTTAGTCATACATTGAAGAGAGGTAGCATGACTCTGACCTTCTTTTAAAGCAAAGCCAGAGGTTTGTGCATCCGTAAAACTAACCATTTGGCTACCTGATAAGTTACTCCAAGCCATTATACTCTACTTTTTAATAACTCAATTTCTTTTTCTATTTGACGTATCTTTGCTACTAGTATTTCTATGTAGTTTACTGTTAGATAATCGTCTTTGCTTATGCTTATTTGATCTGGGTATATGATTTGCTGCTCTTGTGCAATGTATCCTATATGCTCTTTATCATCTCTTCCATCTTTCCACTTAAAGTATACTACATCACCATCTCGTCTATCTATATCCTTTAATCTAGCATCTGAGCTGTTGAAGAATCCTGTTGCAGTAGCTGTACCTGCTATAATTAAAGCTGATCCGTCAAAGGTTAAGTTAGCTTCGCCGTTAATACTAGAACCTCCTGTTGCAGTCAGTACGTAGTTGTTTACGTTATTATCTATTGTAGCTCCTGGTCCTTGGATTCCCTGTATACCTTGTAGTCCTTGAACACCTTGTATGCCCTGTACTCCTTGAATACCCTGGATTCCTTGTATCCCTTGAATACCTTGAACACTCTCTCCTTGAATACCTTGGATACCTTGAGGACCTTGTATACCATTTCCTTGTATACCTTGAATACCTTGGATACCTTGAATGCTTTCTCCTTGTAGTCCTTGAATACCCTGAGTACCTTGAGTACCCTGTGTACCTTGGATTCCTTGTATCCCTTGAACGCTTATTCCTTGGATACCTTGTACTCCTTGAATACCAGCTGCACCACTTAGGTCATTAATGTAGTTATATGCAAACCCATCCCAAAGATATATTTTAGAGTTATCTACATCGTTTGCTGATACTGTTGTTATTATTGCAAATTGACCTGGTTCAATATCTACCGGTGCTGTATCTGCCTGTAAAGCAGCTACACTTGCATACACCTTGGCAATGATAAACCCTAATCCTGTATCTCCTACAACTCCTTGTATTCCTTGGATACCTTGCAATCCTTGTATTCCTTGCAATCCCTGTAGTCCTTGGATACCTTGGATACCTTGAGTACCCTGAGTTCCTTGGATACCCTGTGTACCTTGTGTACTCTGTATTCCTTGAATCCCTTGCAATCCTTGAAGTCCCTGTAGTCCTTGAGTTCCTTGAATTCCTTGAGTTCCCTGAGGTCCTTGAATACCCTGTAATCCCTGTAGTCCCTGTAGTCCCTGTACTCCTTGGGTACCTTGAACTCCCTGTGTTCCTTGAGTGCCTTGAGGTCCTTGGATACCCTGCAATCCTTGTATTCCTTGGGTACCTTGAGGTCCTTGAATACCTTGGATACCTTGTACTCCTTCGTCTCCTTCTACTCCTTGAAGTCCTTGAAGTCCTTGAATTCCTCTAGTACCTTGCATACCTTGGATTCCCTGTGCTCCAGTAAATCCTTGAATACCCTGTGTACCTTGTAGTTGCAAATCTGTTCTATACCTTACATTACCACTTCCATCTGCTACTAGTATTTTAGTCTCAGTAGTGCCTTGTGGTAGTGAGGATAGTCTCAGTACTGATCCTGTTACTTGGCCTATTACCTGTAAGTTCCCTGTAATTCCTACATCACTTGTTCTTGTGATTCTTCCACCTAGCGAAGCAGTCCAATAAGAGGATCCTTGAGGTATGTCTATATTAACTGGATTTATTGCTGGTGAAAATTGGCTTCCTGTATAGTATAGCGATAGTGTATTACCTGATATAGATGCTGAATAGAAAAGAGAAGAGAAATTCTCATCTGCTTCTATATAGGTTAATTTGGATCCTTTGTCGGTTCTTAATAATATTGCCATGTAGTACTTTTTATATAAATAGTAGAGAAGTTGTTACGTAGTTGTTACCTACGCATCAACTCATCTATTTGCTTTTGTTGTTCTTTTATTGCTTCAATAAGTACTGCTACTATATTACCGTAAGATACTCCTAACATACCGTCTTCTTGTTCGTGAACTACTTGTGGAAGTACCTCTTGAATTTCTTGAGCAATTACTCCTATCTTTTGAGACTTGTCTTCGTTATCCGTTCTGTTATAGGTAACTCCTCTTAGTGCTTTTACTTTATCTAAAGCATTTTCGATAGTGCTTATATTTTCCTTTACTCTCTCATCTGAGTATGCTACTATGTCGGCTGCTGCTGTTATAGTTCCTCCACTAGCTAAAGTAATATTTGCTGCTCCTGTTCTGTTACCAGCATGTACCCTTACTCCTGCAGAGAATCTCATTGCGCAGTATCCATCATTTAAGTCAACTATATCTCCATCATCTGCTAATATAATACCCCCTCCTGAAGTGTTTCCTGTAGATACTGATATGTTACCTGAGAAGGTAGCTGTAGTACCCTGTAACCCTCCTGATAAGGATCCTCCAGTTAGAGGTAGAGCATATGAACTATAATTATTGGAAGCTAGTACAGTATTCCATCCATTCCAAGATGTTCCACTACCTGTTGTAGTTCCTCTAAACTTCATCTCACCACCACTTCTAGATATTGTTAGCTGTTGTCTACCATCACTTGAATTCATATTCAATGTAGTAGTATAGTTAAATCCACTAGAAGGAGATTCTTGTCTATATATACCTCCAGCAATAACAGATTCGATATCTGCTCCAAAAGTAGTATTAAAATAATTAGTGTAATTTGAAGTTCCTCCAGCATCACCTGTTATACTAATACCCCAAGTACCGGAAGCACTACCTCCTGTTCTTGTTGGAACGTCTAATACTTGACGGAAATTGGCAGGTGTATAATACCTTAGATACCCATCTCCCGAAGCATATACTCGATCAATTGCTGTTGTACCGTTATCTCCTGATGTAGTATTTATCCAGCCTGCTTGAATATACCCATTACCGTCAGTTCTTACTATCTTATTAGCTTCGTTATTTCTATCCGTATGCACTGCTAATCCTCCTGCAGTAGTTGCGTTAGTTGCTGTAGTTGCATTACCTGATAATGCTCCTGAGAATGTAGTTGCTGTTACAGTACCTGGGAATGATGTATTACCACTACCATCTAATAATGTTGCGGTTCTCTGTAAGGACGTAAATACTCCTGTATACTGTCTAACGTGTATAGGCTCTGTCCCATCATCTGCAGTTGCTATTTCAACATATCCTGCATTGGATGCTGTTCCTCCTATCCTAATACGGAATTGGTCATTATCTGCCATATTACCGTAAACTAAGTCAGCTGAGTTAGTTCCTGCCACTGTGTTGATAGTTTGGGTAGCTGTAGCGGCATTACCTGTTGTACTTTGGTTAAACGTAGGCCATGTTTGACCTGCTGCAAACGTAATTGCACCTGTCATCGTACCTCCTGCTAGAGGTAATTTGGTTGCGTCTGTACTACTATCGTCTCTCCAAGCTGGGTTACCACTTGCATCAGTTTTCCATACCTTGTCGGCAACAGCACCAGGTGCTGCTACGTATCCTGCTACGTTTTTACTGTTAGCATCCCAAGTATTTGTATCTACAACAGTTTCAGCTCCTGTAGTATATCCTGTTACGTGTCCGTAAATGTCAAATGTTAATCCGCTTACATATGTTCTACTGGTTGCTGTTAGATTAGTAGCGGTTGAAGTATCTGTATGGCTAAATTCAGTACCTGTTAAAGTTAATCCTCCACCTGCTGTATAAGTTGTACCTGCATCATCTCTCCAAGCTGGATTACCTGATGCATCTGTTTTCCATACCTTACTTGCTTGTCCTGCTCCTGATGCTACATATCCTGCAGCTGTAGAAGAGTTAGCAACCCATGTATTTGTATCGGTAGATGTAATTGTAAAGTTAGGATAAGTACCTGATATGCTAGTTGCTCCTGCTCCTGTAAGTGCTACTGTTTGATCAGGTGCAGAGTTGTTTATAACACTTCCTACTATACTAATAGCTGTTCCTTGTGTATATATTGTTCCAGAAGTCCCTTGAATACCTTGCACTCCTTGAGTACCTTGAATACCTTGCACTCCTTGAGTACCTTGAACTCCTTGAATACCTTGGGTTCCTTGAATTCCTTGAATACCTTGTGTTCCTTGGTTACCTTGGATACCTTGAGTTCCTTGAGTACCCTGCACTCCTTGAGTCCCCTGTATCCCTTGAATACCTTGGGTACCTTGAACTCCCTGTGTTCCCTGAGTGCCTTGAGGTCCTTGGATACCCTGCAATCCTTGGACACTTATTCCTTGAATTCCCTGAAGTCCTCTATCTCCTTGAAGTCCAGTTGTACCCTGAGCTCCTTCAGTACCTTGAGCACCTGTAGCTCCTTGTGTACCACCTGCACCTTGGATTCCCGTAGCTCCCTGTGTACCTACTGTACCTTGGCTACCTACAGTTCCCTGGGAACCTGTAACTCCTTGTATTCCTGTAATTCCTTGAGTTCCTATCGTACCTTGAGTTCCCTGTATGCTTGCTCCTTGAACACCTTGTATACCTGCTGTACCACTTAGGTCATTAACGTATATGTACTGGCTTCCGTCCCATAGGTATAGTTTTGAGTTGTCTGCATCCTCTACATTACCTGTATCGATTAATGCAAACTCTCCTGGGAATATGTCTGATGGATTCGTATCTGCTTGTAGAGCTGCTACACTACTGTATATCTTAGCTACTGTAAAGCCTAGTCCTGTATCTCCTTTCAGTCCTACTGTACCTTGAATACCTTGAATACCTAGAGATCCCTGTACTCCTTGCACTCCTTGCACTCCTTGAGATCCATCGGTTCCTTGAATTCCTTGAATTCCTTGAGATCCGTTAGTTCCTTGAGATCCTATTGTACCTTGATTACCTTGAATACCTTGAATTCCTTGAGATCCGTTAGTTCCTTGAATACCTTGAGTTCCTTGGTTACCTACTGTACCTTGGTTACCTTGTACTCCTTGATTACCTTGTAAGCCCTGTGCACCTGTAGATCCTTGTGTACCTTGGGTACCTACTCCTCCTATGCTTCCTGCTACTCCTTGAGTACCAGTTGCTCCTTGTGTACCATTTAATCCCTGTTCTCCTGTAAATCCTTGAATACCCTGTTCTCCAGTAACTCCTGTTGATCCCTGTGTTCCTGTTGCTCCTTGTGTACCTGTTCCTGTAAGTCCTTGCAGTCCTTGAATACCTTGTAGGTTTAAATCTGTTCTATACCTTACATTCCCTGAGTTGTCAGCTACTAGTATCTTAGTCTCAACTGTACCTACTGGAAGTGATGTTAGCTTCAATGTTGATCCAGAAACGGCCCCTATTATTCTAGTATTTCCTAGAATCTTTACTGCACTATTTCTGTAGATACTACCATCAAGATCCTCTGTCCAATATGATGATCCTTGGGGAATATCTATTGTTATAGGGTTTACACTTGGAGCGTATTGGCTACCTGTATAGTATAGAGATAATGTATTTCCGTCTATAGATGCGGAATAGAAAAGAGATGAGAAATTCTCATCTATTTCTATGTATGATAACTTAGATCCTTTGTCGGTTCTTAATAATATTGCCATGTGTGTTCTCTTTTATATAAACAGGTATTCTTTATTACGATGGTATGTACATTATGTAGTAACATCCTAGACCTGGCTGGTAGTTACTGTGAGCTTGTCCTCCTCCTTGTGATGCTAGTGTAACAGTTGTTGTTGTTGTTGCAGTTGCGTCAGAGGTTTTTCCTATGGTTGGTGTACTATTTGTACCTACCAAAGAGTATCCTAAGTTGCCACCTGTACTGTATCCTTGTGACATTGTATTGGTAGAGGTTAGGGTAGCAGATCCACCTGGAGCTGATATAAGGTGGGAGTGGGCACTTGTAACTGATGATGCAGAAGATCCTGCATGATCGTGGGCAGGCATCTGGTTTACTGTAAGTGTTACTGTGTTTGCTCCTGTTATTGTATTAAATGTATATGTAGGGTTTCCTCCACCTGGTGCTACTGCAGCTGACATGGTACCACCTTTCATACTTCCGTCTGTAACTCCTACACCTACTACTCCTCTTTTATCTGGAGTTCCGTTGTTACCGTTACATAGGTATATTTTAGTCCAGGCTCCTGTTCCTGCTCCTGTAGAATCAAAAGCAGTTAATGATCCGTAGTACTCAACTACTGTATAAGGTACCATTTTTCTATAATGCAATGTATCATCTAATGCAAAAGCTGTTCCTGTCAAAGTAAGTCCTGCTCCTGCTGTATAAGTTGTGTTGGTATCTGTGGCACTAATAGTTCCTCCTGATATAGTAATACTACTTCCTGCTGAAATGGTTGTACCATTCGCAACTAAGATTTGTCCTGATGTTCCTCCTACTACCTTAAAAGCAGAACCTGTTACTGCTCCTGTTGCTGAAATACTTCCTACAACACTCACATCACTACTTCTAGTAATACTTCCACCTAAACTTGCAGTCCACCTAGTTCCCTCCGATGTAGGAATAGCTATATTAACTGGGTTTGTTGTTGGTGCAAAAGAGCTTCCTGTATAGTATAACGAGAGAGTGTTTCCTGAGATGGATGCAGAGTAGAATAGCGATGAGAAATTCTCATCTGCTTCTTGGTACGTTAGCTCTACTGATTGGTCGGTTCTTAATTTTATTGCCATGTCTTATATTTTATATATCAATCTTTACTACAAACGTCATGTCTGTATTTGCCGATTTAGGTACCGGCTGTCCCATTTTACCTACTGCTATTAATTCGTGAGCATCGTTATATAGTCCTACTGTTGTAATGTATGGTTGGAAGTCCGAACCTGTTACATTACTATTTAACTGTCCGTTGTTTACTTTTGCTGCACTATTATAAATATCACCTATATTATCGTAGGTTGTTTTGATAGATGCGCTAATTGCACTTGGATTGTATGTTAGATTAAATTCAGATTCTCTTAATTTACAGTGGTAGTTGTGTGTAAATATTGGCACTGTAGATTTAAACCATAATGTAATTGTTGCAAGATTTGCTATGTACCCTCTATATTTCTCTGAGGTGATTATTATCATTCCTTGATTATAAATAATATCCCCTATATGAAAGGTAGTATATTCCATAGTTTGCGGATCTAATACTCTCTCAAACAGGTTACCTTCTCCGTCATCGTAAATATAGTCTCTATAGCTCTCTGCCAAATCATCGGTATATCCTACTTCCCATTCATCAAACCCTTCGTAAGTGTGTTGTATGTTAAATCCTGGATCTACTAAATCTGTATACCCTAGGTTCCAGTATCCTGCCTCTACATATAGGGATGGTTGTATGTCTAATACTACTGATTTAGGTTTAATAGCTACACCGTACAGTTCTCTTGGTACAGATATAATAGCAGATCCGGTAACTAGGTTTCTAGCTAACGGAAAGTCTAATGTAGTCTGGTATGAGGGGTCAAAAGAGTGTGAAGGGGAAATTCCACTATCCTTGGGTGGATAGTAGTTTTGCTGCATACTACTTAGATAGGATCCTGTTGCTAGATTTACTGTAATTCCAGCTGCAGCTAATCCACTTCCCGATACTGCCCATTGTTTATGAGCAGTATAGGTAGTTATGTATGCATCTTGTTTGTTTAACTTTTTGTAAGCACCCATTCATTAATAGTCAAGTTTGATTCTTACTAATGCCTCTTTTGTAAAGTCCTTTAATAGTGGTCTTGATAATTTAGCAACTCCTAATAAGTCGTTATTATCGTTGTATAGTCCTACTGTTGTAATATAGGATTGTGGAGTGTTTACCATAATAGTATGTCTCAATTCTCCTGATCCTGTGATATTAGATGGGTTAGTTGAGTAGTTGTATTCACTGTTTCTTACTCTAACGAATACGTAGTTCGATGTAACAGTCTCTTCTGAACGAAGTGTAAAACTTGCTCCAGCATCAATTGCATCAAATATTTTTCGATTATTTAATCCATCTGTTCCATTTGTTTCACTAAGGGTAATACCTGCTCCAAAAGTTGCATCTTTAATTGCATTTGCATTAAGGACAATTAGTCCTACGTCTGGTAAGAATTTACCAAAAGATCCTGAAGCATCTGTGAAGGTCTGAGAAACAGTAGCAGGAGTGCTTACTCCGTTTATTATCGATCCACTAACTATATCGTAAATTCTTCCTGAGTCTACGTAAGATAGTGTTGTTAATGTTGAACTGTTGTCAATTAACTCTAAAGTACGTCCTCCTGTTAACTTAATATTAAAGCTCCCTGGTAGCAATTTCTCTTTGTATCTTGATCTATTAACTGCAATGATGTAAACTGAGTTAGGTGTTTTTTCTCCAAATGTAAAGTTAGTATCTTCATCTCCATTTACCAGTGTTCTGTACTGTCCGTATACTACAGAAGAAGGAGTTTTAGATGGAATACCTGCTGTGAAGGGAACTGATCCACTTCCGTTTACGTTTCCAAATCCTACTGCAAATTGTACTTCTGATCCTACTGTTAAAGGATCGCTTTGGTATACATTGTAGTAGTAGTTTCCTGATGTGCTCCCTGCTTGTGAGCTTGTGAAGAATGTCGTTAAAGTACTTACTTGTCCTGTCCAAGCTGGTGCTACAACTGACTCTGCACTAATGGTAATATCCTCTTGGTCAAATCGTTTAAATGACATATGTTATGAATTTACTTTTATGATTGTTACTGGGATTGTTACTCTAGCTCCAGAATCTCTACCAATAATTGTAAGAGTGGTTTGAAGTGTTGCTGCGTCACCAAACAACGTATTTACTGTTGTTGCTGTAATATTGATTGATGTCCCTATTACTGTCTTAGAAACGTTAGTTCCTAGTGTAGTAGTTGAATTCAGTCTCTCTGCTTCAGCTGTATTAACTCCAACACCATTAAATGTGTTAACTGTTCTAGCATCTGCTAAAGTTGCTACATATCCTCCTGCCTCAAATGTTTGAGTAGATCCTAAGTAGTTAAGAGTTTGTGGTGTGATAGCTAATGAGGCTCCTTGCTTCAATCTGATTGCTGAATATCCTAAATCTAAAATAGGTAGCTTAGCTGTACCTCTTGGAAGAGTAGTTAGCTTGTACTTCATGATTTGAGTTTCATCAGGAAATGCCTCTAATAGTGGCATGTTCTCAATTGCTTCTCCGTAGTAAGCTGATCCAGATGCGTGTGCTGGATTGTACAAGGTGTAGTCAATTTCATCATCTGCTAATGCAAATTGTGTAATTTTAAAAGAACCATCTCCTTTTGCAAGAAGTTCTCTACCTTTTTTTGTTAAAATAGCATCAACAGTTACTACTGAATTACTTAAATATCCCATTTGAATATGTTTTTATTAATAAATATACGTTATTTTATTTTCATTTACTACTAAGTAGCTATGCTTCCTGTCATAGAGTATCCTAGTTCATCTAGTCGTAAAATTTCTCCTGAGGCTTCTATCCATACCTTACTCTCCCCTATAAACTCTATTCTGTTATTTTCAATCTGATATATCCTATTACTATCTGTTAGCACTCTTGCTGTTACTGTAAAGGCATTAACAGTCTTAGTAGGGTTTGTCCCAAACATATACCTCTTTACTGTAACATTTGTTGTTCCTCCAGACCTACTTACTTGCTCTACCTTTACTATCTCATCTACATTATATAGGTATAGGTAGTCACCTACTTCTATAGGGTCTACTTCTGTAACTCCTGATATTACTGTAAAGTCAAAAAGTACTCTTGTTGCAGTTATTTGGGCTGATGCTTGGTATACTGCTGTTTTTGTTGGGTCGGCTGGGAATGTTACTATAGGTACTGATGTGTCTACTCCCTTTGTTGGAATAACAAAGAACTCCTCTATTACACGGGTACTTGTACTAGCTGTACTTATTGAAGTGTCTGTTAGACTTGCAGGGTAGTATGCTCCTGTAAACGATATTCCTGTAATAGTGGGATCTATTCCTCCGTAGGTGTCTGCAGTAGTCTTTGTTCCTTCGTATCTACCATTTTTCCATCCTGTATCGGAGTATAAACTATCTTGCACGCTAGCAGGTCCTGCTTGGCCAGTCAAGATACTAACTATGTTAACAGGGTTTGTACCTGTTTCTTTAGTAGTCGCTCCTCTATCTGAATATACTATGTAGTTTGATTTCCTATCAATTATAGTGTTACCTATTAGTGGGTTGTACGTATTATAGTTATACGCTCCTGTTGCAGTTATAGGCTCTATTACTACGTTAGTTGGGTAATTGGCTGCAGAGGGAAGTAGTAGTGTAGGACGTTGTTCTGGTGTTCTTATACTATAGCAGTAATATACTCCTACTACACCTTTATCAATATCTCTTAAAGGAGCTGTTGATGCTTCTACGTTTATAGTTACAATCCCTCCTGCTTGAGGTATATTTAAACTAATAGAAGTTGCTTCTTGTAATTGGGATAAGTTACCCTCAATTACTATTGCTATATCATCTATTGTAGCTGTTGCAGGACTACTTCCTGGTACTTCGTTAAAGTTAACTACTACAGTACCTGGTGTGTTTTGTAGTAAATTGTTTGCTAGTGAGTATCTAAATTCTAAGTATGTCATGTTTAATCTATCTTGTTTTAGTCCTATGCTGGGCAAGTTCCATAGTATGGGGTAGGGTCGTCGTAGACTGTTGTAATGCTAGAAGCTACTTCAGTTCCTACTTGATTTAGTAAAGTTAGCTCTACTGTTGCAGAAGTATTACTTGAGCTATTAAATACTACTTGTATATACCTGTTTCCATTTAACGTACCTTGTGTAACTCCTCCTGATGAGCCGTCTAGTGAGATACTATAGTTACTTGGTGGATTACTCATTGAGATACTCCACCTCTTTGTAAGTGTACCGCTACTATCAGTATAACATGTCTGTCCACCTAGGGAGATAGATGGTGTTGCTGGTGGTGCTACGTAAAGTACATTTACATCGACAGAGTCGTTACAGCCCTCTACTACATTATCTCTTAAAGTGATAGTTACAGTAGTGTTTGCTGAAGATCCTTGTGTGAAGGTGTATGTAGATGGTGTTGTAATTCCTTGTACAGTTGATCCCCAAGATGCTGTGTATGACACGTTAGTATTAACTCCTGCTGTAAACCATGTAGTAAGGTTTATTTGTGTGTTATTATCTACCGATGTAGGTATTCCACTATTTGCTAATATGTCACAGTAAGCTGTTTCATATGACGCAGATGCTTCACATCCTTCTACTCCTAATTTAGATCCTGTTATACTATATTTAGCATAATTTGTAGACGGGAATGTATATGCTGCTAAATTGCCTACTGGCATATTTGATGATGATACGTATGTAACACTGTTTGCATCACCCAATCCTCCTGCTAGTAAGTCACCTTTTATATCACGCGCTGTTGTGTAGCTTGTAATGATAACATTTCCTATAGAAGTTGTTCTTAGCGGACAAATGCTAATATCAGGTGTTGTAATCAACACTATATTCTTACTTATTGCTATTGGTGTTTGTATTTTAAATGGATTATTTCTATTCCACTCACCATCGCTTACTACTACTAAACTACCTGAGAATTCTCCGTTATATTTAGGTTCTTCGTGTTGGTGCGAATCTCTTGTTCCTATCCCAAAAGGAGTTTGTACCTTTTCTGATGATTGTAATACTGGAGAAGCTTCTCCATAGTCTACGTATCCCCAATTGGTACTGAATTCTTGTGATCCTGATCTAAACGAACCTCCATGAGATCCTGAGATAAATGCTGTATCGATTGATCCAGAATATTCAGGTCTTGTTCCTTCTAACTGTACTCCTTTTGCTTTATTTCTAGTAAGTACGTTAGGTTTAATTATAATACCTGTATCTGCATTTACTCTTGCAGGAATAAAATCCTTAACTGTTTTAAAGATTACGTTGTCGAAAAACTTGATTAATCGAACATAGTCTTGTAGGTTGTACGTATCTAATTGTATAGAGATATCTGATAGTAGTTTGCCTAACCCGTCGTAGTTATTTATGTACAAGTTACTAGGATTCCCTAGATACTCATCGATATTAAACTTAGATCCTAATTGTTGAATAATGTAATTATCTACATTAGTTACAGGAGAAAATCCTACTTCAATTTGATGTAAGTCGTCTGTGTAGACTTTGTCTCTCTTTACAATTGATACATCTGTTGATAAGGTATTTCCCGGTACTATGCTACCTGTATAATCTATACGTACTTTGTCTAAGGAAGTAGAAGTTGATTGGTAGTCACCGTAAAAAGGTGTCTTCTCTGTATTCCTTCCTCCAAATATATTGATAGTTAAAATATCGCTTGAAATACCAAAACAGTTAATTAATGCTCTCAATCCTCTTTCTGTTCCTTTTGATTTTAAAAGGAAAGGTAGGTTGTGGTACATTCTCTTTTGTATCTCTTTTTGGTAGTTATCAAAAGAACTATGCTCAATAGGATCGATCGTTCCTGCAATTGTAGCAGTTACGTGATTATTAATTACTTCATCTCCTGATTGATAAGCCTGTCCTATAAACATAGAGAACAGCTCTTCGGTGGATTTATTAGATGTATATAGTTTAACTCCAAAGTTCTTAAGAGCTTCTGCTACTAGGTCCTTAGATATACCTCTATCTAATCTATTATCTGCATCGTACTTATCCGTTACTGCCTTTGAATATAACCATAGATTATCAAAGTGTTGACCTATCATATAAACAAATGTTAGGTAGTTCTGATTACTATCATCGTCTCTTAGGTATGCAGGGATTGTGTTTGTTAATGCGTTAAAATTGCTATCATCGTACGCAGCTGCTACCTGTAGTTGAGCTGTATACCAACTTACTGCAATTGGATCATTGCTAGGCATGTTGTCGTATGGCTTAACTGCATTGTACTTTGGCCAACAAGAGTTACCTGCCTCAAAATACAAATACCTTTCGTAGTGATCAAAATTATTTAAGATCCCTTGAATTAAGTTCTCGTAGTACGTAGTGCTTCCTGCTACTCCTGTTAATCCAGTTGTTGCTGAGGATGTGCTAGCTATCTGAGTTCTGTAGTGATTGATTAAATCTAATTTGTACTTAAAGTTTAATAGCCTTTCTTGTGCAGATGAAAAGTGTACGAAGTTAGTATAATCGGAATAATCAACACTAATATTAATACTCTTTTCACTTACTGTAGAGAATATTTGACTATTTGCATTGGTTATAGGAAAGCTAAATAACTCGTTGTAATTATAGTATCCTGTTGGTACTACTGCCTCATCTTGTACTTCTATATTAAAGTTTGCTGCTCTAAGTGTAGGTGCTGTTTCTTGTGCAATTGCAATATTATAGTCAACTGTAAAAGTAACTGAATCAGATACTTCTTCAACAATTGTCAGAGTATCTTTGATACCGTACTGTGTAGGTAATGGTTCGTATAATTTAACTACGACAGGTTGTTCTAACCCATCTTGTAGTGTATCCACATTGACTGCAATAAGTAGATCGTTGTTTTTAAAATTCAAACGGAATCCTGCAAAGTACGACTGTCCTACTATCTTTGCTTTTAGTGCACCTGTAAATGCTATAATTTGCTCAGGAGTTAGTCCTAAAGTACTCAACCTTAGCTCAGTCCTATCTGCAGATATGTCCTCAATGTAAAACTTAGTAGGTATTCTACTATCAGTATATACGTCATTTAAAAAATGGTAAAGTAGTTTTACTTCTCCATTCTCATATCCTAAGTCTTTAACATCCTGTACAGGATCTAATGTAAGTACTGATGCTCCATCATTTCCTGCAGATTGTGCATTAGAGAGTAGTTTATAACCTGAGAAGTCGTATACACTCTCAATAAGCTCGTCTGCTAATGAAAGTACATGTACTTCTGAAAGGTGTTTAGTTGGATCAAATATATTGTTAATCTGGAAGGAGTCTATAAGTCCTAAGTCCTTTTCAGAGTATTTTTCAAACCCTTCTATGTTCTCTGGGGAGTCTTGATTAACTGTGTATGTAATATCTGCCATCTATATTGTTTTTGTCTCTAGAGTAAGTATTTGCTGATTTGCTGATAGTAGCTGCTCTCTTAGTTGTGCTATCTCGTCCAATAGAGGTTGTATGTCTTCTGTAGTTGTATCGAAGTTGATTAATTCCGAACTCTTTTTTACAAGATATTCATGTGAATTTGTAGCCCCTGCTACATCTATATCGTAGTACAACTTATCGTACAATCTAAATAACTCTTCTGGTGTATCTTGTTCTACTGTAGTTGCTGGTTGTACGAATGTCTTAAAAGAGGTATCAACCACCTTATTAAAGGCAGTTGAGTTTAATACCGTCTTCTGTATTTGTATGTCGTTAGCCATTTCTTACTACTTTGAATATGTTTTGGTTATCAACTACTACTGTACTTCCTTGCAATTCAGTCTTAATCAATATACGGTAGTATCTTTCAGGTTGCAACCCATCCATATATACATCGAAGAATGAACTTGTTCCGTTGCAGCTTACTTTTGTATGCTTAGTATCAAAATCGATTACCATCTCTTCTGTATTCTCATCTCTTAATCCCCAATACGAAGCTGATGGAAGAGCATAGTTTGTTAGGTATACTGAAGATGTTGTGAATGATCTTGTAGGATACTTTGGTTTAGCAGCTATTCTAAATCTCTGCTTACCTACATCAGCATACTTTCCTTTATTGTTTGTTATGTTAATTGTTGAAATATCATTAGATAGTACTGATAGAGATCCTGTGTTAAATACGCTATCATCCCATTTGAATTCTAAGAAAGGTGGGTAGATTGTATTCGTATCTGCACCGTAATATTTTAGTCGAGTAGTGTATGTGTCACCTGCTTCGATTTCGTCCGATAGTTTCAGTATAAACCCGTTATTATCTAGTAGATCTGTATTAATTAAGCGGATTGCTTTCGATACATCTATGTTTACATCGTGAGTAGAGTTTAGTGTATGTGTTTGTATTGATTCTAAACTACCACTTGCATCTGAACTTGTATACCAGTTACCTCCTCCTGTTAGTGGTACCCTAAATGATCCTGTTACTCCTGCTGGGTATGATGAACCTGTTATCCAAGAATTAAGTTGACTAGCTTGTCTATACTGCCAAGATACTCCTGTATCGTTACTAGGTATATCTCCAAACTTGCCTACTCCATTATCCCAAATTCCGTAGATA